TAACAATTTACAGCTATTCAACAACTACTTTAGCTAATGATGGTTCTGTAGGTACAATGGGAATAGTAGATAGCACTACAGCAAGTATTCCAAGCGTAACAGTAGAAGTAACAGGAGGAGCAGATGTTAACAACTTATGGACGGCAACGGCTTACTTACACGAATTAGCAACAAATATAGCATTTTAAAAAAATAAAACTATGGCAGAAGAATTATATTTAGATGTAAAAACTAATATTGGTCAAGTAACCAAAGATACTAAAGAGTATAAAAAAAGTTTAGAACAAGTAAATGAAGAAATAAATTTACAAACTAAGTTTATAATTGCTCAAGAAAAAGAGTTAATTAAATTAAAAGCTCAGCAAGATGCAATACCTAAAGGAGCGTGGGTAGCAGGTATGGATAAGCTAAATGATAAAATTAGAGAAACTACAGCAGAACTTAATGATGAAAAGAATGGTTTAAAATCATTAAAACAAGAACAAAAAGAAGCTACTCAAGAAGTAAAGAAACATAAGGACGCACAAAAAGAAAACAATAAACAATCTAAAGAAAGTATTGCTGATTTTAAAGTAATGGGTGTTTCCTTAAATGGAGTTAAAAAAGGATTCGCAAAAGTTATCCCAACTGCTAAAGCTATGTTTGGTACTATTAAGGCAGGAATGATATCTACAGGGATTGGTGCTTTAGTAATTGCAGTAATGGCTTTAATGCAATCTTTTAAGCGTTCAGAAAAAGGTCAAGAGAAGTTCCAAAGAATAATGGCAGCAATAGGTGCTGTTACAGGTCAAGTGGCAGATGCTTTTGCAGATTTAGGTGGAATAATAATTGACACTTTTCAAGACCCAATGCCTGCTATGAAGTCGTTTGGGAAAGGATTACTTAAATTTCTTAAAGACCCTACAGGAGCAACTAGAGATATGTTTGTTAAAGCAACTATAGCTGCTAAAGACTTTGTTGATGAAACATCAAAAGAAGTAGATGCACTTATAGAGGTAACTAATATGCGACAAAAAGCTCATCATATTGATAGGGAATTAAAAGTTGAAAGAGCTGAAGCAAATAGAAAAATAAATGATATTAGATTACAAGCAGAAGATAGGGAAAAGAACTCAGCAACAGAAAGAATTGAGTTACTAAGAAAAGCTCAGAAGATAGAGGAAGATATTACAAAAAAAGAAATTAAATCTAAACAACTTCTTATTGATGCTCAGATTTTGCATATGGAGCAAGGTCATAATAATATTGAGCAAAACGATAAACTTGCACAACTTCAAGCAGATGCCATTAATCTTGATACTAAAAGATTAAGAAGTCAAAGGTTATTACAAACTCAAATCACAACAGCTCTTAATGAAGAAATGGCTGCTAGAAAAGCAAATATGAAAGAATTCACTGAGATGCCTTCTTTCGTTGAGGATGTGTATGGGGAATTAATACTAGCTGATGCAGATTACACTAAGATTATTATGTCTAATGGTAAGAAAAGAACTAATTATGTTAAACAATTAAGAAATCAAGAACTAGCGGCAGCAGGGCAATTTGCAGGAGCTTTAAGCTCATTAGCAGGAGAAAATAAACAGCTAGCGGCAGCTGAAGCATTAATTGCTACTTATTTAGCAGTACAACAAACAATGTCAGATAAAACTATCCCATCAACTGCTTTAAAATTTATAACAGCAGGAACAGTTTTAGCTAGTGGATTAGCTAATGTAAGAAATATTTTTGCTACTAATGTTGGGGCAGGTGGTGGAGGAGGTGGGAATATTCCGTCATCATCTGCCCCTGCACCTCAAATGATGTCAGGAGCGTTTGATATAAGTGGAGGAGTAGCACCTGATGCTATGAAAGCGTTTGTTGTTACTGATGAAATGACAAACAGTCAAAATCAATTAGCAAATATAAGAAGAAGAGCTACAATCTAAAATCAAATAAATAATTAATTAATCTATTATATACTATGCCTTGCGAACAATGTGAAAACGGAAAATATAAATGGGGAAAGACAGGTTCTTGTACCTATGATACTATAGCTGAATGTGAAGAAGCTAATAAAGACTACTATAAAGAAGAAAAGACTACTTCTATAGTTGAGCTAATAATTGGAGAAAATGAAGAACTAGCTATTGATTGCATTTCTTTAGTTTCAGCTCCTGCAATTGAAGAGAATCTAATCTTTATGAGTAAGGCTAAAAACAATTTAACTTTAGCTAAGATAGATAAAGATAAAAGAGAAATTATTTCTCCTGCTTTAATTCCTGATAAGAATATCTATAGATATGACGCTGAAACAGATTCTGACTACTATGTTTATTTTAGTAAAGATACAGTTAAGAATTGTGCTTATAGCTTCTTAAAAAATAACAACCACCACAAAGCTACATATCAACATCAAGACAGAGTATCAGGCGTTCTAACAGTTGAGTCTTGGATTATAGAAGACCCTAAAATGGATAAGGCTAATCTTTACGGATTTAAATTAAAAAAAGGAACTTGGATGGTTAAAATGTCCATAACGAATGATGAGCTATGGGAAAAGGTGAAATCAGGGGATATTAAGGGTCTGAGTATTGAAGGTTATTTCACTTCAAGGTATCAAGAGATGCAAAAAGCAGAACCAACTAATGAAGAAATCCTTAAAGCACTAAACGAAATAATCACAAAATCAAACAAGTAACTAATCTTTCTATTATATATAGAACTTAAAACAAAACTATGGATTTAAAAAATCAAATATTGGTAGCACTTGGTCTTGATAAAGGCGAAGATGTAACAATGGCTTGGCAGGCGAAAAGCGAAGACGGAACTATTTTCGTTTCAACTGCGGAAGAATTAACTGAAGGGGTGGACGTAAGCGTCCTTACTGAAGATGGGACGACAATTTTATTGCCAATCGGAACTTACAAGACTGATACAGGAGTTACTTTTGTGGTTTCTGAAGAAGGGGTTGTGGATTCTGTATCTGAAAGCGAATCTGAAGAAGAAGTAGTTGAAGAAGAAATGGAATTAGCTGAAGAAGCTGATGTAGCTGATTGGGCAGGTATGGAAAAGCGAATTGAAAATCTAGAAATAGCGGTCAGTAAGCTAAAAGAAGATAAAGACGGAGGAGATGATGAGGTTGAAGAAATGGCTGAAGAAGTTGTTGCACCTTCTACAAATCCTAAATCTATTAAGACTACAGAAGTAGTTGAGTTCGCAGAATTAAAAGCAGAAAACGAAAGACTAAAGACTGAATTAGCAGAATCTCCTGCATCAGCTCCTTTAGATACAAATAAATTTAGTTCAGAAGCTACTAAGGTTTCTTTATCTAAAAGAGAAATATCAAAAATGACAAAAAGGGAACAATACCTTTATAATTTATATAACTAAAATAACTAAAAACAAAAAAAATTATGGCTTTAGCAGTAACATCAAATTACGCAGGGAAGGCAGCAGGATTTTACATCTCGCAAGCACTTCGTTCAGCAAACTCTATGGAGTTTCTAACAATGATAGAAAATATTAAATATAAAAGCAACATACAAAAAATGTCGGCTGCTTCTATGGTTCAGGACAGTACGTGCGATGTAAACTTAGCAGGAACACTTACAATGACTGAGGCAATTCTTGAGCCTAAGAACTTAATGATTCAGTCAGATTTATGTAAGCAAACTTTACTTTCTTCTTGGGAAGCTTTACAAATGAGAGCAGGAGCAGGCGCACCACCACCACCATCTTTCAATGACTATGTAATTTCTTATATGGGAGAAACTATTGCAGATGCAACAGAAACTTCTATTTGGGGTGGAAATAACGCAACAGCAGGAGAATTTACAGGATTTGTAACAGGAGGAGCAGTTGGTAGATTAGTACAAGCAGGTAATACTGTAGTTGATGTAGCTAATCAAGGTGGAGCAGGAACAGCTTATTCAGCAGTTAACATTATTCAGAACTTACAAAACTGTACAGCAGCTATCCCTACAACAGTTTACACAAAAGAAGACCTTTACATCTATATGAGTCCTAAGTCTTACAGATTATACATTTCAGCTATCTCTACTTTAGGATATGTGAATGCTTACTCTATGAATGGAGACTATGATGCAGTTTTTGAAGGAATAAAAATCGCCGTTTGCAACGGAATGACTAACGATACTTTAGTAGCAGCAGAAAGAAGCAACTTATTCTTCGGAACTGACTTGTTAAGCGACCAAACTTCAAGAATTGACCTTTTAGATATGTCTACTTTAGATGGTTCAGATAACATTAGATTATTAGCTCGTTATAGTGGAGGTGTTCAAGTAGGTATTGGAGCTGACGTTGTACTTGTATCATAATTAAATAAATAATACGGAAGGAGGGGGTAAAACCTCTCCTCCCTTAACCTAAAAAAATAAAAAAAATGGCTTGTGGAATCTTATCAAAAGGTAGAGGGCTCGACTGTAATAGAATCAGTGGAGGAATAAAATTCGTTTATTTCGGAGTTTACGACCAATTTACAGCACCAATAGAAACAGTAGGACTTCCTGTTACAGCAGGAGAAGTTACTGACTTAGAAATGGGTTCAAATGACTTATACAGATACACAATGCCTTTAGGTGTTGCTAGTCTTACAGATACAATCGTGGGTTCGAGAGAAAATGGCAGTATTTACTATACGCCTTCTTTGAGTGTAATTCTTAACAGACTTACAAAAGAAGACCAAAACCAAATCAAACTATTAGGAGCAACTAAACTTGTATGCTTTGCTCAATTAAACGCAACTTTACCTTCAGGAACAGATGTTATTGTTGCTTTAGGAGTTACTAATGGAATGGAACTTAATGCAGGAACTATGGACTCAGGTGCAGCTTGGGGAGATAGAGGAGGATATACTCTTACTTTTGACGGAATGGAGG